ACAGAAGTGTGCCCAGTTTCCTTTAATTTGTCAGAAACCTTGGCTTCGTCTGGAATGTTCTTAGTGATTTCATTAATTTCTTCGAACGTCAGGGCGTTATTTGCTCTGAAAACTGTTTTGATGGCAGCGGCGGTCTTAATTCTCTGGTAAGTTAAGATCTGACCAACTGAGTTTTCACCGTACTTTTGTTTAATATAGTTAATAACCGGGTCTCTGGCTTCCGCTGGAACGTCGATATCTATATCTGGTAATTGAATACGATCTGCCGTCATTCTACCTTTGTTAATAAATCTCTCAAAGATCAGCCCGTATATAAGCGGGTCTACTTTTGAAATGTTAGAAAGATAAGAAATAATAGAACCTGTACCAGAACCTCTAATCCCTGTTAGTTGAAAATTTTCTGTCACATATCTAATTACGTCTGAAACGATTAAAAAGTAATCAGATAATTTAAATTCTTTAATAACATCTAGCTCAAAGTCTAATCTTTGCTTATAAGCGGGGTCGCCATTTAAGTTCTTATGGCAAATCTCTGACAAATAAGAAAAAGAATCCATGTCGCCAGGAGTTTGGAAAACTGGAATTTGAGGGTCTTTCCTGAGTGAAAATTTCTCAATCTTAGAAAATAACGCGATAGTATTATCTATCTCTTGTTTGTTGTAGCCTATTTCTATTGCGTCTTGCTCATTTAAAACGTGCAGTTGCTTACTTAAAAAGTCTGCGTGTTGAGATCTAATAACGGGAATACTCTTATTTTCTGAAAGAGCCATTAGTGTTATATAATCATCCTTATCTTCTTTTTTAGGATAAAAAGAGGAATGAACACAAACAGAAGGCAGATCTTTGGCTTGTGCTACATATCTAACCATATCAGAGTTATGATTATTTAAATCTACCCCATAATAAGAGCCGGTCGCTGGTTTATTCTCTGGGTACATATAAACAATTATGACATCATTAAGAATATGTAAGTAAGATGGATCTAATACTACTTTCTCTTTAAATTTAGAGTAAAAGACAGGGCTGGATACTATCTTAATTAGATTCTTCCATCCTTGGTAGTTTTTAGCATATAGTAAAATGCTATCATCCTGCTGATTGTATACTTCCACTCCAATAGCACAATTAGGTTTTTTGTTCTTGAACTGAACAGCGCCGCTAATTATATTATAATCGCAAAAAGCAAAATTGTCTATCTTTAAGTTCTTAGGAGTTACCAAAGATCGTCTTACAGAGTAATGCGTTTTTACGTTCAAAGGAATAAAACTCATTTTGCTAACCTAATATCGATAACATCAATTGTTAGTACTTCTTTCTCTCTGAATCCATCCATTTTAAGACGGCCCACTATAACTACATTGTCATTTTCTTTTAGAGAATTAAATATACTTTCTGCTTGGACTCCCCACGCTTTAAAAGGAAAAGATAAACTATTAGCTTCTTCTGAAGTCACAGTTCCACTTAGCAGAGCGGTTTTTTTAGCCCCTACCTTCTTAAGTTCCAGATTGCTCACCGGTCCCCATATCAACAGATTCGTCATTTATAACCTCTTTTTTCTTTTTATATTTTTCTGTAACTGCTACAATTCCTTCTTTTTTGATAGCGGCGTGTAAGTGAGAGCACATACACATAGGTTGTCCAATATCATTCAACTGATTTCTTCTATACTCAACAGGAGCATCTGGTAAGGACTCCTGCCCGTAGGTACAGAATTTTTTGCACTTCCATGTGCGATTTAGTCGTGGCACTAGAGAATCTCTAATGCTTTCATATCTTTCTCTAATTTTTGAGAGTGTTTTCTCTGCTGATTGTGGAGAAAATACAAAGTCATATGCTCCGCCGTCTTTAGTCCAAATAATACAAACATGAAAATTCTCATATTGTGGATATAATTTACGCAGCACCATATCGTACATATGAAGCTGAATATCGTCGGCCATATCTGCATATTCTTTTCTAGTCCCTTTGATCCAATCTTTTCTCTGCCCTGTTTTATAATCAATAAACTTAAGGGTTTTTTCATCTAGTTCTGTAACTAAGTCGATTACTCCATTAATCTTCAGGTAGCTCGGGTTACCTTCTAAATCTAGAAAGTAGGCCCACTCGTATTCTAAATCTACTGAGAATTTATGTTCTGTAGAAATAATTTTCAAACCCCTGACATCTTCATCTGTGCCTAAAACAGCATCTATATGCTTTCTGCATTCTTTTTTATCTTCTTCATCGAATTCTAAGTTATTATCTTGTACAAATTTATTATAGATTTCTTCAAATAACTCATCTACATTTAATGAGTAAGGATCTACTACTTCTACTTCTCTAAATCCTTTAATGGTTACTGTTTTTTCTTTAGCGTCAAACGCTTTCTTAATAGAAGCTAAAACTTCGAAAAAAAAGTGAACCATAGTGCCCTTATAAGCTGCCATATTAGTGTCTTCTCTAATTCTTAAGACATTACCAATATAGTATTTCATCGGGCAATCTAATGAAGTATTATAAGAGCTTGGTGATATTGACGTTATATACATAATTTATTCATTATTCTCTCTTTAAAAAATTCTTTAGAGCAAGCGGCTATGTCATCATAAATATCTATTTCTGGTACTATTACTTCAAACTCATCATGTTTCTTAACACGTTCTGCGGCTTCTAGCCCAGCTTCTCCCGCATCTTTAACATAAATGATCTGCTTTACTCCGATTTCCTTTAGAAGCTCGGCGTGTTTTTGACTAAAGTTTGTACCTAGATTAGCGACAGAATTAAATATACCGAACTCTTCTAATCTTAAGGTATTGCCCACGCTCTCTGTCAGATATACTTTTTGAGTGGATTCTATAAATTTTTTAGCATGCCAAATGTTAAATAAGGTTTTTTCAGTTGGGCATCCTTCAGAACACTTCCATTTAGGAGAAAAATACTCAGGGCAGGATCTATCTGGATTATGAAATCCTTTACAGTGGGCGCACTTATCCCACCGAGACCTTCCTGTCCAACCTATTACCCTCATATCGTCTGAGAATAATGGAACAACAGATCGTTCATATTGTTTACCATTAGTGGAGAATGATATGTAGTGTTTTTTACACAATTCATAATCAAACTTCCTAGTATAGATTGGACAGGGATGAATTTTGTCTTCCAGGAACTCTTCAAGGGATATATTTATTTCTTGTTTGACAGGTAAATTATAAGTAATAGTATCAGTTGTTTTCAATTCGGAAATAGCATCTATTATTTCTTCCAAATTCTTCTTCTGAACCATATTTGAGGCAATACCTCTTAATAATCCAAAAAAGTTATTACCCCATTTATGGTGGCACTGGTGTGTTCTGCATGCCCAGAACCCAGAATAAGGCCAGAATGAAAAGCCCGATCTATTGTCCCCGCCATGTACTGGGCAAGGGCCAGTAAATCTATTACCTTTAAGATATCCTTCTAATTCAAAGTATTCTATAATATTAATTTTTTGAAGGCTCATTTATTAATTTCTTCTCATCATTAATTTGGAATCTAGTCTTAGTCTCTATAATCTTACATTTGTCTTTTTCGAAAACATAGTTAATGTAGTTATGATCGTCTAATCCTGGGCCGAATCTGTTTGCAAGCATAACCATTTTTCGGTTACCGTATTGCACACCATCCATAGTAGTTTCTTCTTCTGATTTTGGTTTGAATATTGCGAAACTAGTGCATATCCATAAAATTCTATCAGTCCCAGCGGCGGTCGCTGTAGTCTCTGCGTTAATACCGTCTCTATTCAATTGGCAAGCGGATATAGTTGGAATTTTATATCTTACTGCCATATTGTGCAATGTAGATAAAATAAAACCTAACAACTGATGCTCTGCTAGTGCGTTAGAAATATCGGTTGATTGGACTACTTTCAGATAATCATAAACTAACACAACTTTTGGTATTTCACCATTTTCATTAGGTTGTTTTGTTTTTCTGATTAACCTACTTATTAAACCAACCTGTTCTTCGAAAGCCATACCGGCCACATTAATATGGTGGAAAGGTACTTTTTCTAAAGTATCTAAAGACTCAAACGCTTTTGTTTTCCAAAAAGTTTCTGAGCCAAATTGACCGGTTTCCAATGAATTAATAGGAATACCAGACATATTACTTAATACTCTGAACTGTTGTTCATCTGTATTCATTTCAGTATCTATGTAGATAACTGTTATATTTTTACTTGCTAGATTGATAGCAACATTTAATAGCCAGCTACTCTTACCTACTTTATTTCTAGCTCCAACCATATAAACGCCGCCGTCTCTTAATCCGCCGCCTATAGCAGCATCATATATCGGATATCCGGTTGGTAGACCCACTTGGTCTACTGGATTTTCTAATCTTTCTTGTAGTAGTTCTCTTAAATTCCTGGCTATATGAGTATCTTTGGTATTCTTAGTCAGAAGCGATTCTAGGTCGAATTCCAATAAACTAAGAATATCAGAGATAGACTCATTGCCAGAAAACTCTCTCACCACCTTGCTTTTCTCTGAGAACTGGTCGAATAAAATTCGAGCCACTTCCAGTTTGCGAATTTTACCAGCTAACTCATTTAAGTGAGCAGGTATACACGCATCAGCTAAGCACCGGTCTATTATTTTTTTATTGAACTTTTTAGATTTAGAAAGAAGATAAGAAACATCTCTGTGCTCTAATCCTTGCTCTATCGTCTCTGAGATTATCTTATAAAGTTCGCTATGATAATGATTCGAAAAAGTATGCTCTGTAAGATAATCGGCTACGTCTAGATAATATTCCGAAGGCGTTTTTAACAAACAACCAAGCACGGAAGATTCTGCTGATTCATCTTGTAGTATACTCATTGTTTATTTGACCTGCATTTTTTACAGCGGGGGTCGTTAGCTCCTTTTCGAAAAACACTTATATCATCATAAAATTCAGAAGAACAATCAGTACAAATATAATTGTAATTAGGTTTAGGTCTTGGTTCTGGTTTGTTATTTTTGTAATAAGCTTTTAGTTTGCGATCTGCTTCTTGTTCTGGAGTTAAACTCTCCGAGGCTACAGTAGCAGAAGAACTAGAGCTAAAAGAAGATGTCTGCATATTCAATATGATCTGAATTAGATCATCTTTCTTAAGCTTTTTCAGCATGTCTATTGTAAGAACGCTTCCCATATTTTATTCCCTCGAATCTTTTTGAAAAATCTTGCAAGATACTAACTATATTATACGCAGCAGTTAGCATGGCCTGATATTCTAATATTTTATCGTGAATTGTAGTAGCATAGGTATTTTGTTTTATAGCAAGGGCTTCTGCGTTATCCCAGCTCATACCTTTAATCTTTGAGATGTCTTCAACTATTTCTTTACGTAAGTTCCATTTCAAAAAATCAAGTGCCGCTTTTATTAAATTTGTTTTTTTTTGCACATATAGAGAGTGTTGTAGTAGTTCAAAAGATATTTGTTCACAATCCTCTTCTCTTAAGGCTGAAATATCATCATGTGACATTTTTAAATAATCATTAATATGATCTACCCTGCATTCTTCTAATTCATCTAATTTAGTAAGATTGTGGAATAAGTCATTTACTTTAGCTTCGATATCCATATTTCGTCAGTCTCGTCATAATTAAAATGAATTAGGGAAAAATTGTTCAACTCACACCACTCAGATTTAGATTGATCATACACCAATGCTTTTCTATATTCTATCTTGTCGTTGTGAAAGTAGGGGACATATTTAAAATGTTGTTGACCCTGAACTTCTATAAACATATTGAAAATAGGTATGAAAAAATCAAATACGAGTTTTTTCTTTTTAAGAATGGGGACTCTCGCTTCTTCTAAAAAGTGAATGCCCCCAAATCTTTTTTTAATTACCTCGCGTGCCCTAATGTGGAGTTTGGATTTCTGCCCTTTTAAGCTAGTGGTTATCTTGTATTTTAAGTCAAATCCGTCTAGTGTCTTAATCGATAATTTCATAGATAGCCGCTACTAAAGCTTTATATAGTTCTGGGTCATTTCGGACAGAGTCTGCAAACGCCGCAATACCTTGCCACATTAAATCACCGAAATATATGTATGGTCCTTTGCTTTTTACTAGGCCAGTTTCTTTTGCCATTTCAGCTATCTCTCTGACCTTATCAAGCCCTAAACCATAAGTGTGGATAAAATTACTTACTGGGTTAGTTTGCTTGTCTAAAGGGTGCCAAGCGCATTTAAAATGTACTCTATCACCCACTACCACATCAGATTCTTTAATAGCTTCTTTATGAGTCAAAACAAACTTATAATTTGATGCATACTGAGCTTTTGTACCACCGCTTTCTACTCTGGATGGAGAAAATGGACCTTTTGAATTCTGGTTTGCATAGGAATGAATAATCCCTATAACAGTATTACGGCTGTGCCGAATCATTCCGCTGATCTTTCTGAAAAAAATACTTGTTAACCTTGGAGCGTTTGATCTGTAGGTATCAGAATAATCATACTCAAGTTCACTTTCGGAGCATAGCATTGACAGCGAATCAATGATAACAACAGAATTTTTCAATGAGGAGATTAACTTCTCCATTAATTGGAAGTTTTTTTCTGCTGAGAGTAGGACCCCGCCCGTAGACCCAATCAACTCGAAATAGTCTGGATCAATATTTAATCCTTGATTCTTTAAATATCTCTTTTGTATTCTATTCTCTATATCAAAATAGAAAACTTTTCTTCTGATGCCGTCTATCTGTTCGTGCTGCTGAGCAGATGCGGCGATAGCCAAAGCGAGGGTTGTTTTTCCTAATTTTTCAGGACCAGAAATAACGATTGAGCCGCCTTCTTGAACACCCCCACCACAAGTCATATCAATTCGTGGAGACACACTAAAGATGGCGTAGTCTTCGTTTAGAACTATATCATTTAGGTAAGCCTGTCTATCTATCTTAAACTCTTTAAAGATCTTATCAACTAATGTATTAGATTCTTTGTTTTCTGACGAGTCTTCTGCTTCCTTTTCCTTATCTTTTTTCTTTGCCATTATAAACCTTTAAGCCATTTGGCTTTCTTTTGTGGTAATTTTATTTCTTCTTGTTTGACAACTTGGATTGTCTCTTGCTTTTCACTAACGTCTTTATGATCGAACTTAGATAAAGCGTCGTCTATCCATTTGGCATGTAGTGAGTAAATATTATTCTTTTTAACAAAACTTAAAAGCTTTTCAGCCCCGTGTGTTTTTGATAATTGATGACATTTACGAAGCTGACTCTTAAAATAAGAAGCCCACTCTTTCAGTTTCCAAAAAAAAGTGGGCAACTCTTTGTTTTCTGTTCTAGCTTTATTTTCACATACAACTTCGATAATCAGGTTATGAATAGTAACATCTTTACCTGGAGAATATCTACTTTTGTATTTCATTACGGATCTAGCAGTGCTGATAAGTCTCTCGTCATTAATTTTACACCTTGGGGCGAATTAGTAATATTCGCTTTATTATTATGTAACAAAGAGGCACCTATAAATAACTCGGCTGCTCCTTTATTAGGAAATAATTCAGAGGCTCTTTTAAATAAGGAAATAGATGTGGCCTCATCTAAGTCGTAAGACTCCATTAGATTCTTAACCACCGAGGTTTGATCTTCGTCGGCTTCTACTACTGCTTCTTGTTGGAAGTGGTCGCCTAATATAGTTTCAATACCTCTTTTCATCATCCCTAAAATATCTAAGACGGGCGTTTTATCTAGCTTGGTTTCATCCATAATTTCTTCTATAGAACCACCAGCCAATAGCACGTTAAAAAAACATGCTTTTTGTTTATTATTCATACTAAGCTCCTACTAGCGCATCTTTTGTCATATGGTAATAATTATAAATACCACTGTTAAGATACATTACATAATTGAAAAAAGTGTCCTGATCTACTCTTTTATAGAAAGTCATCGTGTCGCTTAAATTAGCATCTAGCCTGCACGGGGATCTATCTCTCAAGTTGAGCTTGATAGAATAAATACAAGAACCATCTTTATTAATTTCCTTTTTAGCAAATGCGAAACCTTGTTTTTCAGTAATGAAATATTTACCATATTGCTTACCTCTGCCAAGATTTGCGTTGCCCTTATCTGTAAAATAAAATACTATCATGTTTCTCTCGCTTTTTCAAGAAAAGCTTTTTTTGCTTCCTTCGACATTTTATTGTCTTGTTTATCTAAAAACATACCAAGTGTTTTCGGCACATGGGCGCAATTAGATCCTAGTTCTTCATCATATCTGCGGTGAATCTTTTTCGACTTGCATTTTTCGCATTTTTTGCAATCTTCCAATTTGTTCATTGGACAAGTTATACTAAACTCATGTTCGCATTTATCACATCTGAAAAGATATTCAGGCATTACTCTCCGATAGCCTCCAAAATTCTTGTGATTATAGGATTTCTAATAATGTCTGATTTAGAAAGTTCTGCGACTCCCACCCCAGGAACATTCCCTATAATTTGTATCCACTTCTCCAACCCAACCTCTTGCTCACCAGTCCGCCTATCATAAATGAATTTATCCGATTGTCTAGGGTCACCAGAAAGAATACACTTACTATTAAAACCAACTCTGGTTATAAACATTTTAATCTGTTCAAAAGTAGCGTTTTGAGCCTCATCCATAATCATAAAGCTGTCGTGAAAATTCATGCCGCGCATATATGCTAGCGGGGCTATAATAATTTCATCCTCTCCAACCTTATTTTTTCCGTTGTTCAAATACGTTTGCAACTGCTGCATGGTAACATATTTACACAATTCGCCGTAAATTGGTTGTAAGTATGGATTTAACTTTTCCTCTAATTTACCAGGGAGAAAACCTAATTCTTCTCCAGCTTCGACAGCGGGCCTAGTTATGATAAGACGTTTATATTTTCCTTCTAGAAGTTTTTCCATACCATAGCAAGTTGCTAGATATGTTTTTCCCGATCCGGGCGGACCTATGGCTAATGTTATATCGTTTTCTGCTATAGTACGAAGTAAATTCTCTTGATTAGCTGTTTTTGCCCTTAATTGAAACTTAATCTTTTTTTCATAAGTTTTTTCTTGTGATTCTTTATATGGATTAGACGATTTTTTGGGTTGTCTTTTTCTGCTCATGCTTTACTCTCAATGTAAAAACCTGATACTGCTATGATGAAAAACACCATTCGCGGATTTGGTTTTTAACATTATTAGGATTGTGTTTGAAATCGTTTTCCCAAACAACATATACTTTATACCCGAATGATTCTATTTGGCGTTTTCTAGACTTATCTAGTTTTCTTATTTCCGCCGCTGTAACGCTGCCTTTAAACAGGTCTATGATATCATCAGATCTAAAAAGCCTTGGATTTGCATGCCAGTAGTCGCCGTAGCATTCTATCACTATTCTTTTTTCTGGGATCAAAATATCGACGCGGGGAGAATAATGCCTTCCTCTAAGCCTATTCCACTTTCTAAAGCCACCTACTTCAAATACGGCTGATGGGCATATACTTTGTACATATTCTTCAACTTTTTGTTGAAATTTACTAGAAAACACCCCAAAGCAGAAATCTTCGCCATATCGCTCGACACATGTATTATAGATCTTTAATTTAATCTCTGGAAGCTTGGCCGGATTGTCCACGCCATACTTATCCATACAAGTTTTCTTAATTCTCTTTAGTTTTCTTTTTAAGAAGAAAGGATTATCTGTAGCAGTCCTCAATCCTTGTTGTTTAAAAATATTCTGAAGAGTGGTTCTTTTAATACCAGTTTCTCTTGAAATCTCTCTTTCTGAAAAATTCTTATTAATTAACTTGACAATTTTCTGCATCTTTCTTTTCGAAATATGAATCATACCAACTCCTATCTAAATCTGGATTAGTGTCCAGTAGTACGCACTCTGTAGTACGTTTAATACAATCTATATCTATTAACGTATCTTTTATATCTGTGGATCTTAACGTAACGAATTTATTTTTTTCTGGCCTATCTTTAATATAAGTTTCAGAATAAGGATAATTTTCTATAACTTCTTTTACTTTATAATGACTTTCATAATATAAAACACGTTCTGAATATTTTCCATGAGGTGCCGCTTCGATTTTTACTCTGTCCGCATGTATTCCATAACTTTCTATGATTTTGGTCACAACTGAAATAATATCTAAACAGTGGTTATAACTATTTCCTAGTGTAGATGTGACATATTCAGATGATATCGTGTTATCACGATGATAATTATAAATAAGAATAAGTTCAGTATCTATTTCTGACAGATCAGAGAGTAATTCCCTAGTTACTTCTCCGCTGAAAACGGACGCTGATAAAGTTATATGTGCTTGAAATAAACCTTCTGAACAGCCACACCGCCTGCAGCCGCAAATACCCCTTTGGCTCGAGTCCATTTAATAACCCCTTATTATATTGTTTATTATTTAGAAAATGATCTTTCACTTTAAAAAAGAAAGTCCCATAATAAGGAACTTTAGACTCGTGCCATTTGGCTACTAAAAGTAAGTCTATAATATTATGATCACTAATAGATGAAAAATTTATGTTTCTTATACAATGATCGAAGTCGTTTTTACAAAAAACCTTGGCTCTGCCAAATTCAAAGATTAAAGAATGTCGCCCATCCTCTGAACTTTGTAATATTTTATCGAGTAACAACATTTACATGTCGTCCTCCAGATTGCAGCTATGTTGATACTCTTTTTCTCTTCGTTCGAAGAAAGCCGCCATTCCTGGCAAATCTTGAGTCTCAACAAGCCATCCGAAGGGATTTTTAGCGCCAGGATATAACTCAGGCAATCCTATCGCAGTCAATCTAATATTGGCTAAAAACATAGAATATTCAACCATCATATCAGACGATAACCCCAATATGCCGTTTGGTACAACTTCTTTAGAATATGCGATTTCTAATTCTAACCCGGTCTTTAATATTTCCAATATTTCTTCTTGGAAATCTCTAGTCCAAATTTTAGGATATTCTTCCTTAATTTGATTAACCACCTGAATACCAAACTTAACGTGCAGATCCTCATCTTTTAGTGTAAACTTAATCTGGTCATATAATCCAGGTAGTTTATTCTGCCTACACAACGCCATTATAGCGGCGAAACTATTAAAAAACCAAGTCCCTTCCATTAAGAGATAGACAATAATCATATTCTTAACAAATTGCTGAATTCCCGCATTCGTCTTTATATTAAAGTCCGGCCCAAACGAATCCAGCGCGCTTTTCAAGAATCTAATTTTCTTCTTAACAGTGGGTATATTTTTATAAGCTTCTGAAACTTCTTCAATATTAAGACTATAAGCTGCACAACATACATTCACCGTCATATTATGAAGGGATTCTTCAAAGTCTTTTCTTGCCAAATACTGTCTGCAACAACCATCCGTAATAAACAATCTCTCTACAGAAGCTATTGAATGAGATACTAGACTTTCTCCTGCTGAAAATAGTCCTAATGTTCTTTTAACTAATATTTTTTCGTCCTCGCTTAAAGCAGAACTATTCCACTGTTTAATATCAGTAGACATATCAACTTCTAGAGGGTTCCAGTGATTGGCATTGCCATCTCTCCACATTTTAATAGCCCATTGATTTGGAGAGTTTAATAGTTGGGCCACTCCATCATTTACCGATTGGTCTAACAATTTAGACATACATACCTCATATTATTGCGTGTAATTTATTACCTTGAGTTTTTATTATTGAAAAGGTTCCACCTTTAAGGGTAAGAGTATAGTACACCCAATAAGGATTCTCTCGCGGGTTGAACTTAAGATTCTCTGAAAAAAATATGTCTTTTTCTCCAGGATGAATTATATCTAGTTCTTTGCATCTTATCCAGCTACAAACTGTTTTAGTCGCTCCTTTATAAATTCGCTTAGAAATACTTTCATGATTCACTATCTCACAATTCTTCATAATAAGTGAATATGAATTGGGATCTACATAGGTTTTTTGTTTCCCTTGAGTAATTTGCCACTGCATATAATGTGGCCCGTATGCTAAATGGAATCTAACTTTAATCATTTAACTCTTGCCTTAAATTATCTATCTCTAGTAGAACAATTTCTTTATTTTCGCTCCATGCTTTTAGCACTTTCTCACATTGATCGAGAATTCTCAGTATAGAACTTTTTTGAGTTTTATCGCAAAAACCTAAAAATCGCTTTGGAGAAAAACATGTAACTACAACCCCTTCTCTAATTATATAAGCAGAATTGCTTTTCGGATTATATCTGACCTCTTCTGTCCCATCTAAAGATCTCAACCACGGTCTTATTAATTTTAGAGATTCTAAATGGTTTAAAGATTTTCTTATATTTTTAAGAATATTTTTACGAATCCTATCGTCGTCAATATAATCTTTCATTATTCTTTCTCTGTATCTTATAATACAATGGTCAGAAATTTTAAGATCCATATTTTTTCTTTAGTTCTTCAAATAAAAGAAGTTCTTTATTTTTGGATAATTTCTTTTTTTCTAATTGCTTCTGTTTTCGAAGTTCTTCGGCTTTAGCTTTTTTCTCGGCTAATTTAACATCTATAGCTAGTTGTTCTTTACACTCTAGTAGTATCTCTTGTACAGATCTTACGCATTTTTCTATCACTATATAGTGCAATCTATGCTCATATTGAACCAATAAGCCAAATTCTTCTTCTGAAACCTCAATCCAATCTGTAGTAATTGGAACACTATACTTTACATCATACGAATTATAATAATCAGAGCCACATTCTTTCCAAAGCTTATTAGCTATTATTATCTGTCTCATAGTTCATCTCCGCTATTTCTTGATCAGTAAAGGAATTTTGTACTTCGGCCCCTCTGCTAGATTGGCTTCTCATTCTACCAAGTTTAAAGTTGATGCCTTCGTAAGCTGATTTATAGTTACTTTGAGAGAAAGATTTAACATCGCCGGTATGAGCAAATACTTTAGCATCTTCTAAAGCGCTCAAATCTGAAGACAAAAATGTAAACTGCCAACTATAGACTTGTGTTTGATGCTCTATGCGGCTCTTTATATCTTGCAAAGTAAACTTTCTAGAACTATTCTCATAACCATCAGTTAAAATGAAAACAGCGACTAGACCGGGTCTTTCTTGTTCTGCAATATCTGATAGTATTTGTCCTTCTTTATCTATAACACTACATAAAGCATCATATAAAGCAGTTCCATTATCCGCCGACATTTGGTAATTAGCGGAAATCTTATTCAAATTAGAAAAAGAATAGATGGTTTTATAGCTGGTGTCAAACTCGTAAAGCGAGACAGTGCATTCTCCTGGGACATCTTTTTGTTTGGTCAGCAGAGTGTTAATTCCTTCAGAGGCGGCGTCTTGCTGACTATACATTGAGCCGCTCTTATCTACAATAATAATTAAGTGTGTTTTATCTTTATTCATTTTTAGTCTAACTCCAATCTTTTAACTAGTTTCCCTACTATCGGTAATATTCTCTTTAATTCTTCATTTATAGGAAAAGGAGAACAAGGTACTAAAATACCACTAAAAAGAACAATATCATACTCGCCATCTTCTCCCGGTGGGATATCGCTATAATAGGCTCCTCGCTGGTCTATCCAGATCTTATAATCTTTTTCCGCCATGTTTATAACCTCTGCTCTTATTCTTTGCCATCTTATTAGCTATGGTCTGTTCAATATCTGGATCAAAAATTGATGCCATATCAACGGCTCGGATAAGAATATCCGTCATTTCTTCTTTAAAGTTTTCCTTATCATTCTTTCTAAATGCTTCAAGTGCTTCAGAAACTTCTGAGCCTATCAAAGCCAATAAAGCTGGAATTTTATAAGTATCTTCCCAATCAGATTCTTTAATTACGTCCCAGCCATTTTGCTTAACTATTTCCATAGCTTGGTTGGCTAAGTCGTTTAAATTGTCGTATTGGATCTTATCAGCTTTCATTTTCGTCATATCTTTCTCCTTTTAATTGCTAAGCTAGGAATCGAACCTAGTCCTCTTGCGATGTTGCAAGCATTCTTCCCCAAATTAATAGTTATGGGTTTTACCATTAAACTACTTAGCATAAATAATGTGTCGAGAGGGATTCGAACCCCCAAGTTTACCGCGCGGGGCCTGATTTACAGTCAGACTGCTTCACCAATTTGCATATCGACACAAAGACCGCAAGCGGTCTAATTTCTTAATCCATATCTAAATAGCTTTCAACAATTATATCTTCTTGTCTAGGGACAACTAAAAAATCTGTGTCAGCTATTGCTGTGAAATTTCCAAGTGTTCTTTCCAGAACTGCTTTGAAAAGGTATTCCTCTTGCGATTCAGCATTAGAAATATGAAAAGTTAAATCTTGCATGCTTGGTTGTACATTATTAATGGTATGGACCAAAACCGGAGTACTCATATTAATAAGCTCTCCTGGATAATTAGTGCCATATTCCCAAGTTTCTATTCTGTAGAACTTGATTTTATAGGTTTGGTTTGACGCAAAATCTTCTGTTTTATAATACAGAACAACTTGGTCAAATAGAGTTTCTTCATCTAAAACTACTGCCTGAGCGAAAGAAAGATCTCTAGTTCCTTCTACAAGAAGCCATTCATCTATTAAATCGATGTCTCCATACGCGAATTCTTTATTAATATTGGTGGCGAATCCTATACCAATGATAGAGAATAGAAAAATTAAACTTAAAAATATTTTATTCATTATTTACCTCTTTATTCGATTTCAACTGTAACTTTAGGATTGGCGGGTAAAGGAGTCGACTCATTTACTCTTTCGTATTCAACTTCGCCCATTCCTATAACATACCAAACGCCATCTTGATTCATCCCTAAGTCTTGTTCTAATTCAATAACTTCTCCATCTACAATAACAGCAACTTTAATAGTAATTCTCTTTTTGTAGTAGCTTCTTTTTGGATAAATATTTTGCATACGACCGGCGGCTACTCTAGCTGCATATTCTGCTTCAGCAATTTCCAATGCTGTCGGTATACCTGCGAAAGTAGATACAGATGGGCTACTAGGAGCAACTGCAGTATCTGGAATTGGATAAGTAGGCCACCAAGTAATACTATTACCTTCCGCTTTGATTGGTTGTAAATTCCACGGGACACTTTTATATTGGCCCGGCATATATTCTAAAGATTCTATATAATCATTCCAGTCTGGAGCAACTGGATCAGACATAGGAACAAGCGTATTAGTAGAATTCCACGCATAGTCTACTCTTAATTGAAATTCTACGTCATCAAAACCAGATAATGAATTTTCAACCAAGATATCTTCTAAAACGCTCTCTATAGCTGCTGGCATCTCGTATGGAGAATGCGTCAATAAGTCTATACCTCCTCCTTCAGGAGAAAATTCCCAAACCGTTCCAGTAGGAATATTGATATCAATAATATCAAATCTCTTATTCACTTTCGCAGTATAAGCTCGCGCTTCTGTTACATTTAATACAGAAAAGGACAGCAGTGCTAAAATAGCGCCACTTAAAATAAAACTGATAAATTTCTTCATTATCTACCTCTTAAAGTTCTAAAGCCTTCTCGAACTCTGTTTCTTAAGTTAAATACTTTTCCTACTCCAAACAAAGGGAATTCAATAAAATCATTACCCTTCACAACTCTAACCACAGTTACATGACCATTACTTCTGAATACGATCTGTTCATTTTGATACATTTCTGCCATCAAACCATTAATTACTTCAAATTCGTTCTCGTTCATTTATACCTCTATAAAATCACAATGTTTCTTTAGATTTTCTAAATTGTGGGTGTTTGTATAAGTGCAGCAAGAAACTAAACCGCCCTTAATATCCTGTAACAAACTAGAAACAGGACCCTTACTTTCGATTACAGTTTCTAACCCTTCGCTAGTTCTGTAATTTTTTAAGCCGCCATTATATTTATTATTCGCTGCGGCAGACGACATTCCATAAAACTTAATACGTTTTTTAAATCTTACATCAAAAACATATCTGCAGTTATCTTGATCATATTTAGCTGACGCTGGAACTCCAAGAGGTCTTAAGCCTGCAGAATTTCTATCTGCATATTTTGTTTTAGAATCGTATTCCCACTCACCCTCATTCTCTTCATAACCAGCAAATATACTTCCGCACATTACCATATGAGCGCCAGCACCTAAAGCCTTACATATATCTGCTGGGGTTTTTACTCCACCATCAGAACAACATAAGGCATTTAATTCGTTTGCTGCTGCTCCGCACTCTTTAGCTACTGAAAATTGTGGATAATAAATACCAGCTTTATTCTTTGTATCGCAAACTCCACCACTGGCTATTCCACATTTGGCTATATCAGCGCCTGCTTTAATTATATTCTCTACTCCTTCTGGAGTACATACATTTCCCGCCATTATAATTGAATCAGGGAATAAATCACGCACTTGTTTAATGCGGTCGAGGAATTTATACATATAGCCGTTTGCTACGTCTAAGCAGAAATTGTAGTTGTAAGAACTATCAGGTTGGCGTGTTCTAGTCGTACTAGGCAAATTCTCGTTCATTCCTAATGTAATAAAAGAGTACTTGCTTTCGGGCCAATGCATGAAATCATATAAAGACTGCTCGTTTATATATTTATGTAGAGCTGTCCAGAACTTGTCTTTATATAAAGCCCTCGCCATACTAATGTTGCCAGTTACATCCATGTTAGAAGCAATTACTGGTATTCCTGAGAATTTCTTTTTGGCCCATTTTGTAATATAGTTCACTTCTAAGTTTACTTGATCCCGTGAGGATAATTCTGTGGGGCGTGGTACTATTGCTACTTGATCAAATTTATATTTTTTTTCCATGTTTCTAATATATGTCTCACTACTTCAACTGTCCAACCATTTCCTATACATTTATATCTCTGACTGTTGCTAATCCCTGCCGTATAATTGTCAGGTAATGTTTGCAGTCGTTCACATTCTAATGGAGTTAATTTTCTTACCCAGTTCTTATCATAAATCAAAGAACCTCCGCCACCAGCAAGACCTCCACCGCTAGCAGCTAGGCACGCCGCCTTTCCTTGAGTAGAATATATTCTATATCCTATTGAATTTCTAATCTGATGGATTCTTTTAGTGCTTTTGAAAGCGACTTGTCTTCTTTTCTTAGAAAGATATTGTTTGAGATCAGTCCCTTTGTAATAACTAGCATCTATACAATATGATTTCAACTGGTCAGCGGCACCATCTTCTAAAATATCAGAAAGAATTATATTTCTATCTTTAGGTTGCTCTACGTTTTCTATATTAGTCCAGTAAAATCTTTTCCTGAGTTGAGCAGAAACTAAAGCTGAATTAATAAGATATTTATTTATAGACGGTAAGACTTTAGATAACGCATTAGTAATATACGTCTCAAAGTCCAATTTCATGCGGACATTTTCGATCAGATATGTAAAATTTGGATTTTTCTTTTTTACTCGTTTTAGAATATCGAGCATCACCCAGAAAAGCTGTCCTCTTTTATCTTTATCTCCTTTCTGATTTCCCGCGACAGACCAAGCCTGGCAAGGAAAACCCGCAAAGACCAAATCAATATTCTTCCAATCAATATCCCAGCACTTCCAATTAGTAACATCACCAAGAGGAATATTAGTAGGATAGTTTCTACTAGAAACAGTAGTTGCATATTTATCTATTTCAGAAGAATAGTAGTTGTTTACCTCAATATCAGCTCGTTCTAAAGCCACTCTTCCACAACTTATGCCGTCAAACAGACTGAGAACATTCATCATTAAGCGAATCCACTATAAAAAGGGGTCTTGTCTTAGCATCTTTTAAAGCTAATTCGAAATCCTGTATCAAATCTTCTACGCTAGAATAGTTTTTAAAATCTATAGCTTCTGTATAACCTTCAGCGTTTCCTTCGTTATCGTAATAAACTTCACATAAAGAATAAAAACCATCCTTTTTAAAAACCCTATAGTTCCAACTCATATTTAATCGTTTACCTCTACTCTGAATATCCCACCTGTCGAATAATCGCCAACAACTCCCCACAAAACTTTAGCATTTTTATTTCTTCCTATCCCATTTTTAAGAGCTTCTCTCATTTTTTCTTCATTCGGCCAAGTCATAAAAACAGAATGAGGGCAAGTTATATTCATACTTTGTCCGCAAGGACCACCTGGACCATTATCAGAATATAAAGCCCAAGCCATTCCGGGTTTTAAATTGAGAGTAAATCCTTCTTCATTTATACTGAATATCTTACTCATTTCTTAAATATCCTCTTCTTTCTCGCAAACTTCATAAAGGTAGTCATAATACCATTATCTAATATCTCTGAAGATTCTACTAAGTCCCACATATCTTGATCCCAATCAGCTAGGGGAAAAAATGCATCTCCTCTATACTCGGCGTGGACTTTAGTCATATAGATCTTATTACAGCGAGGCAGCATTAATTTATAAATAGAAGCGCCACCAATAATAAAAGGTTCCGGGTCATCTTTCACTAATTCTTCCAAGCTTCCAATATTATTTACGGTGATAACTCCCTCCGCTTTGAATTTCTCTTTATTTGTAATGACTATGTTAGTTCTATCAGATAAAGGAAATCCTATAGATTCGTATGTTTTACGACCCATTATTATATTATGTCCTTGAGTAACTTCTTTAAATCTTTTTAGATCTTCTGGTAAATACCAAGGCATGTCATTTTCATTGCCTATCACGTTGTTAAGGCTAACCGCCGCTATCAAAGAATACCATTTCATTTCAATATACTACATAATTCTTAAGATTTTTTCTATACCACCACTTGGCGTAACTATAGCACGAGCTACACGCCTTATGATTACATGTTTTATATTTAGGCTTCACTTTTTCGTAAGCTGCATTTACTGACCAAGCCATGCTATCTGATGATTTCAAGTAACGGTTAATTTTCAGTAAGGCTTTGCTCTTTACGCCAAATCCGTGAAGTAAAATATTATGATTAATTGTCAACTCTTCTACTAAATCTACTATTTCTTGAGAATTAGCTCTTCTACATACTGAGCCTAATCCGAAAAATGTAGATTGCACTCCTTGATCTCTATAATCCTCTAAATGGCGGATGTAATCTTTAGGAGTTTGCCCTTGTAAAACTGGAAGCCAGGGAATTTTTGGAGCCAAATCATTTAGCTTAAACCAGTTTTCTATCGTTTTTTTCTGATGAAAGTTTACGCTTTTTTTAGTTTTCTTTCTAGCAGAAGCTTCGCACATCCAGTCTTGAATGGCGGCAAATTGCATTTTTCCTAGTGAGGCCGAATAGAATTTAGTTCGTTCCGCATACTCTTTAGGGGTAGTTATCCACTTGCCATATTTATGAAGTTCAGTGAAACCACCAGAATCTAACGCCCATATGAAATTAGCGGGTTTTAGTTTCTTATATCTTTTTAATCTTCTATCTGAAACGAAAAATGGTATATGTTCGTTTTTAGACCACAACCAGTCAACATTATTGATTCCCAGATAAAATATCATCAATCATCCAATCACTTGCTATTAGATCAGTAGTCGTTAGCCTATACAACATACCCTTTTCATCATATAGATATAAGTCATGGCTAGGGAATAAAGAGGTAGAGTCCTTTTTCTTGACCCAAGCTTTACGTTTTATTCTTTTATTCAGTTTCTTGCTTTCTTTCAGAACCTTACTAATCTTCATAAGTAAAAGCCTCCACATTTAGATTTTTAATGATATTCAATAATCGAGAATGTTCTCTTGTTCCTTCTATCTTATACTTTATTGACTGGAACCAATCGTCAAAATTCTGAAGAAAATCGAATTTTTTTATTTTAACTATAGCGTTCAAGTGAAATTCTCCAATTATATCATAAGGAAAATCAGTAGCTCCTTCGCAGCTTCCAAACATACCAAGATGTATATAAAAGTAATTAAAGTCACATCCAACTTTACGTATTTGATATGTTTCGTTTTTAGTATAAAAATAAGGAGAGCCTATACTGATAGTCTTTCCTTTCATACTACCATCTATTAAGTGGACTAACATTTCTATGTATCCCTAAAATTTCATAATAAGGTTCATAATTAGATTTAACGTATTCGGCTACTGTAAAAATATCATTTTCTAATTCTTCAACTTGAGTAATAATTTTCCCATTGTTTGAACTTTTATCTGTGTAAATGACAAACCATTCAACTACATTAGAAGTCTTAGCTGATTCGGGCTTTTCAAAGCCCGCTTCTCTTAAGAGGTCAGCCACATCATCTCCACCCCATATGACTTTTGCTAAAACTCTCCCATATTTATCATGTCCTTTGCGTTCTATTTCAACATGGCAACCTCCTATAAGACCATACAGGAAACTCCTAGCTTCAAGCCCTTTCTCTTTATTTATTCCATTTTTTTCATAAGTATCTATTCCTAAGATTCTTACTCTTTCTACCACTTTAGTAGTTACACTTTCACTAATCCAAATAGATCTTTCTATCTGAATAGTATCACCATCTATTACGTCCGCTACGTAGACTTCCATACTATCTCCACATTTCAACTTGCGAATATTCTATAGGATAAGCTCCGCTATATTTAGGAAGTCTAGTCGAAGTAGCATAAGTTTTTACATTACCAAACCATCCTATTTCGGTGATAATATCAATTCTTTCACCGCCTTTCAAGAAATAAATAGACCCGTCTTTTGACTGCCAAGATATTTCTGAATTTCTAACAATATCGCCAGCTAAATCTAAGCTGATATTAGTAACCACATGATCATAATAAGGATCAACCACTTTAGCCGGTTTATTATTAGCCAAGCTCATATTATAAGAACTAAAAATCACTATAAAAGAAATTATAGCTAGCGCTCCCATTACAATAGAAAACTTAATCAAATCTTTTTTATCTTTATCCATTATTTGTATTCCTCTTGCACAATTACATTTTCCTCAGTATCATAGATTTGGTACCAATCTTTTTGCAAATTTAAAGCTTTTCTATAAGCATCGTCTTGCTCATCAAACGATCCCTTAAAATCATTCATGCCGCCCGATGGGTACCACTTGTCACCTGCAAATAATAAATATCTTTTCATATGTTATCTCTAATATTTTGAATTTTCTGCATAACAGACATTAACGATGAGTCTATCGATTTAATCGGACCAGACATAAATGAGCCTTCGATATTATTTATTCCAGCATCAAATAATCTCTTACATATACAACTAGGACATAATAAGCCACCCTCATCTTTAGTAGGAGAAATACTCTTCCACGCATGATCTGGGATTATTAAGTCTGGGAATCCATACTCGTCGCCATACTCTCTACCGCAATCGTAACAACCAATTTTTTTCATTATAAATTTTTCTCCTAAATTAAAAAATCAGAAAGGAATTGAACCTTCTTGGGAGACGATCCCATTTTAAACACGGGTGGCGTTTCGAACCGCGCTCTCCGTCCCCGCCGCTGATTTTCCTCATTCGAAATATCTTATCAGTTGTGCAGCTCCAAGGCTATCACTCATCTCTCTACACATATAAAATATTTCTAAACCCCTCAACCAGAGTCGAACTGGTTTTAGACGGATTGAAAGCCGTTTGCTTTCCACAAAGCTATGAGGGGACGATCCTATAAAGAATCGTTTGTAAAATTTCTCGCATTATCGTATGAAGCAGCTATTTTTTTGCAAGCTTCTTCATAAGAATGAGCTGTTACCAATAAGGTTTTTCTAGCCCATTCATATCCTTGACAATAATGTTCAAACTCGAATGTAATTAAAAATTGCATCATTGACAACTCTCACAATCTTTATTATCTATAGAACAAACTTTAGGTTGACTTTCTGTAGTAATTTGGGTCATTTCAGTAGCTGGTTTATTTCTCAAATAATAAGTAGTTTTCAAGCCCGCTCTCCATGCCGCAAAATACATATCGTTAATAGCCTTTAGGGACTGTCCGCTATTATACAAATTAAAGGAAATAGATTGATCTATCCATTTTTGTCTAACCGCGTTTAAATTAACAAGATCTTGAGTGGGGACTTCGTAGGCAGTTCTATATATTTCTCTATATCTAGCGGGAATTTCTGTAATTCCCTGAATAGAACCTCTATTAAGTTTAATCTTATTAGCTAATTCTCTAGTCCACAATCCTTCTTTTCTCATATCGGCGACAAAATCTTCGTTTATCACGATAATATTACCACTTTTATTTTGGTATGAGAAGAACAACCCAAACGGCGGCTCAATAGACTGCTCGCACCCAACTATGTATGATATACTAGCGGTCGGTGCAATCGCCATGATATTTCCGTTCCTAATCCCCTGCTTTACTTCTTCTCTTAATTTGTCCCAGTCTAGTTGGACTTCTACCGGAATATCTTTAGTCCCTAGGGATTTCATTACTTCTTCTCTAGAATCCATAGGTAATATACCGGCATTCCAACTTGATCCTTCAAACTCTGGATAAGAGCCATATTTCTTAGCTAGTTCTACAGAAGTTTTAATAGCTATGTAGCTAATATATTCCATGATATTCGAAGTTAGTTGCAAAGCGCCAGGGTCAGATAGCGAGTAACCAAGTTTAGCATAAACATTATACCAACCCATAGTACCTAATCCTATCTCTCGTCCTTGAGTAGCACCAATTCTACTTTCTATAGTAGGATAATAATTAAGATCAATTACTGAGTCAAGTGCTTTTACAGTATTAGAAACTGTGTGACCTAGTAATTCCCAATCTAATTTACCATCTTTTACATGTTTATCTAAATTAACAGAAGATAAAGTGCATACTGCGGTCCTTCCATAATCGGTTTTAACACCCTCATCATAAGTTGGGGAGTTGGTTTGTATAAGAATCTCAGTGTTCTTGGTAATAAAACCATTGCAGACCCAAGCTTTCTCTTTATTAGATAATACTTTTAAGCAATAAACATCTTCTTTTTCTGGAAGTTTATCAATACGAATTATCTTTTTGTATATTATTTGTGGATTATTCAATATACTTAGAACGGTTTCTACTTCATCGCCAATTTTTAGTTGGTTGCATTCTACCCAACCTCTATCTTTTACCCATAAAGGATGGTCGTATGTAATTTTATGAGATGAGCCATCTGCGACTATAACTTCATAAATATCTTGAGATAACAGAGTTTTTACTATAGGAGTAGTTGTTTCTATGTTTTTGCGGCCAAATACTTGTAATTCTTTCAATTGAGGATATTTTTCACAGAATTCAGCTACTTCTTTAACTGTGCTTAACCCAAATTGCATCGTGTAAACTTTTTGATCTCCAGTCACGCAACACAAATTACTTCCATGCAGCATCCCAGTATGATTATTCTGATAGGATATACAACTAGCATCCTTAAATGTAATCCAAGGATGACTACTTTCAAACAAAACCTTTAAAACTTCTTTCCATAGGCTTTTAGCTGATAGGGTTTTTCCCTTAATTTCACCATTTTTAAATTGAGCTTCTCTTCTTGCATAATTTATCTCAAATTCTTCGCCAAAGGTTTCATGTAGCTCAGGACAATCAGCAGGGCAAAATAGCGTCCATTCTCCATCTTCTTCTATTCGTTTAAAGAATAAATTAGGACACCATAAAGCTGTGTTCAAATCATGGCACTTCCGTCTTTCTTCCCCAACTACTCGTCTTACTTCTAAATATTCTTCTATATCTAGATGCCAGGGTTCTATATAAACACACCCGCTTCCAGGGCGTCTACCACCTTGGTCAACAGCCACCAACATATCATTATAAATCTTCATCCAGGGCACTAAACCAGAAGATGTTCCCTGAGTACCCCGTATATAAGCTCCAGAAGCCCTCACAGCGCCCATATGAAAGCCTAAACCACCAGCATGCTTAGATTTACGGGCTTCCTGCCAAAGCCCCTCAAATAGGCCATCTATTGAATCTCCGATTGAGCTAAGATAACAGCTAGATAATTGGCTTTTTACTGTCAATGAGTTAAATAGAGTGGGTGTAGATGGACTAGCTAAGTGCCGACTGTACACATCATAGAGTTCTATAGCTCTTACTGTAGGGTTTTCATGGTTCAAAGAAAGCCCCATTGCTACTCTCATATAGAAAGCTTGAGGAGTTTCCATTACCTTATCTTCTAATTTAAGCAAATACCTATCTACTAGATTTTTAATACCAGGATATTTAAATATCCCGTCTCTATGTAAAACCAAAGAATCCGCTAATTGGTTTAAATCAAACTTAGTTAAAGCTTCTTGCTTTAGAATATTAGCTTTGACAAGCTTTTTCAAATTAGAGATAAAAAGCTGCCTATAAGCTTTATTTATATCTTCTTTTTCTTTAAGAACCTCTTTATAAAGCGAGGACAGTAAAATGCGGGCGGCGGCAAATGAGTAGTTTGGTTCTTGCCAGATCTTAGCCCGCGCACTCAATTCTAAAGCGTCATCTATTTCAGTGGTTTGGATTTTATCTCTAAATGAGATTTGAGCATCTAGGATGATCTCAGCGGCGGAAACTCCTTCTAATCCATAACAACATCGCTCTACAAACTTATTAATACGACTAGGATCATAATCTTCTAGTCTTCCATTCCTTTTCTTAACTTTCATATTATAACCTGCAATAATTATTTATCTTCTAGATAGCTTTGTGTTAAAGTATTTCTCATATTAGCCGGAGTATGCTTATATAAGAACCCCCAAAGATCAGCAGGATTATCTGTAGTTACAGTGACTTGTTTCCCTGTTAATTGACCATTTTTTAATCTTTCATTAACAACTAATTCGTAAACTTTCTTTTCTTCTTTATTTTTCATAATTCTAACGCACTAAAAAACCCTAATATTTTCTTCTGAATTCTATAAAACACAGCCTTTCTATGTTTATTCTCTACCCACCACCTACCAACAGCTATTTTAAATCTGTATGGTGAAATTGGGATAAAGTATTCAACACCTTCCGAATTAGAAATAATATCAGCAATTGTTTTACTTAGTATAAAATTGGTGTGGCCTACCCAAAAGTCAAATGGATCTATATCGTCCGGTAGTGATACCATGCCAGCGGGCGTCAAGACTGCTTTTGGGGCTTCTTCTATTCTTTTTTCCATTTCAAGAAATTTGAGACTAAAAGCCTCTTCTTCTGAATTAACATCTTCTTCCTCTTCTAAAGAGGGTATGTTTGTATTTAATGTTGGGACATGCTCCCAGGTTATTTCTCTTATTCTTTTCATTCTTGACCTCCGAAGATTTTGGTCGAATGCACCAACGGTTCTTCGTTTTTATAAATTTTCCTTAATTCGGAGTAGACACTCGGATATTCTGCTTTTAAAGCCTCGATAAGAGAGACAAAATGCACAGAGATTGGAGTAATCAATGTTATAAGGAATCTAGCTAAATCTTTTGGAGTATAAGAACTAGTATCTAGCGCATAAACAACCTTGCCTTCGTTAATCGATATTTGTAACATATGCTTTTATTTTACCTAATGAATTATAATATATATCTGATGTTCTATGAGCTGTAGTATTTATTTTTTTAGATATTTCTGTAAACGTGTAGTTAAACAATAAAACTCCATTTACTACTTCTTGCTCTTGCTCTGATAGAATTGACACAAGATCTTCATATCCAGTATTAAATTCTTTATCTAAAAGGCCGAAATTGTCTCCAATAGACTCATGAAAATGTCTTTTAGTATATACTCTAAGATAATCAATAATGTAATGTCTGCATATTAATTTTCTAAAATGTCTAAGAGAACTCTTATTTTTATCGAACTTTTTGTCTTTTTCATATAAAACAAAAGGCAGATCATCTATCATGTCTTGCCTTTGCTGGAGAGTTAAATTAAAATTACTTAACTCTTGTAATATAATTTCTTTATATTCTGTCAGATGTTGAGCAGTAAATTCTGTGCGGTCGACCGCCATGAATATTTCCTCGCTGTTTTGATACCATTGTCATTTGATGATAATCTAGTTTTGAACGCTGATCTCATTGCTTCTATGAAAGCATCTTGATCAATAGTGGACCATTCTCCATGAGAACCAGGGAAAAAGAATCCATCATACGCTCTTTCCATACCGGTGGGCTTAATTAGAATAGAATTTTCAGAAGTACAAAATTCAGTATGAGCAGAATAATCAGTTGTAATAACTGGTTTACCGCAAGCCATAGCTTCTAAAATAGGCATATTCCATCCTTCTGCTTTTGATGGAGATATATAGCAATGAATACCATTATAAACATCATTCATATTTTCTAAACTAAGGCCGCCTTCTATAAAGAATATTTTGCTGCCCAAGTTAGTATTAGCCACGCTTTTCTTCCACTCTAACAGTTTTTCAGGCGGCATAAACTGATTGTCTATCATAAGAACCAAAGCCACTTCATCTTCTTTAGAGAAAGCTTTGTTAAACATTTCTACTAATTCGTTGTGGCCCTTTCTTACTTCTAATTTGCCTACGTTTAAGAATGTATATATAGGATTTGTCTCATGTCTCAATGTAGAGAAAAATACAGACATATCTACTCCTAATGGAGCTACATGCACTTCTTTTTGTTTAGTTTCGGCTTTTACTATATCAGCCGCCCATCTAGATGGGACAATTACTCTGTCTAAGGTTTCTATTTCATCTATATCTCTATCTGAAAATTTTGTAGTTTCAAATATAGTATAACCCACTCGCTTAGTTCCGAGAGGCATAAGGTTTATATTATTCGGATGCCACCATTTTAAAGATGGGCAATCTTTTCGAAGCTTACTAGTCGTAAAAGATCGCTTTTTGCATAATGATGCCAACTCCTGAGAAAAGAAATTTGAATAACTAGTCCCAGGAAATAGTATAAAATCTTCGTCTAGGGCGTCAAACGCCTTACACAAATTTTGTCCTACTATTCCTAAAGAAGTATTGTTAAGAGGGGTCATGAAATTAAATGTCATATTACAAATCCTGTTGTGTCTTTTTTAGCGTCACCTTTGGCTTTTAGCCCGACTATGACGCCTTTTGGGTCTGTGAAGCGAAGATCGTGATCATCACCATTATATACGGAGTAACCTTGATATTGTTGTGGCATATTCTTAAATACTGCGGCAACATTTCCGGAATTAGCCAAAACAGCTTCGCATTTGTCCCAGTTATTCTCTGCTTTTGAAAACGTCAGATGATAATTAGATGGCATTTTACCTTGACAAAACTTCATCATCCTTACAAGACTCTTAGTATAATCATAGAATTGAGCGTTGTATTTACTCATATCTATAATATTTTCCCAAGGCAAGTCGCTAGTACCATTCAATCTTATAGCTGGTATCTTATGTTTCTTGTTACAATTTTTAATAAAATTACTAATATCTTTTTTTAATAATTCTACAAACTTATTTTTATCTGTAAGAAAAAGCTGTGTCTTTTTTAACCTAGCTTGATGCACATTCGAAAATTTACCCATGCCCGCCGTATACAAACACGCCGCAGCACAACCCGCTGTAGCATGAGGGCATAAATTTTTACCCGATATTTTATGTGGAGATAAATATAATATAGCTGTAAGATACGTCCCTAAGTTGTCTGACTTTATCGTCTTTACGTTATTGTTCGTTCCTAATAGTTCCATAAAAAAACAAAGCCCGCTTGTCGCGGGCCTCTCATAAATGCTATGTTAACCAATTGATTAAATCTTTTTCTGTCGCATTTAAGTGTTTTGCATGGTTTGCTAAAATCTTTAATATTTTTGAAATTCTTGGCGGTTCATAACTTTTATTTTCAATCTTTTTATATGGGATGCCTCGTATGAAGGCATAAGCCAATAATGAATGTCTTTGCTCGTAACGAACTATGTCCAATCTATGAAGTCTTAAATTTAGTCTAACTAAAGAGCTTTTAGTTTTGACTTCTTCTTTTCTAATAATTCTAGCTTCTTCTGCTAAATACTTAATTTTGATACGTAATGTATGTCTTGATAATTCAAATAATTCTTGTTCTGTCATGTTAAATCTCCGTAAATGTATTTTAATAAATAATTAAACGATAGATTCAACTAACAAGGATCTCTACATTCAGTAAATCATATGATTACTCCTCTTTATTTTTTGGCGGTTTCTGTTTCGCTTCTGCGATTTTACCTAAAGATTCTGCCGAATTCAATAGTTTGATTAAATCATCTCTCATATTAGCTGGACAGGTTATCTTGTCCATATATCCCCTGCTGTTCCTAAACACAATACTTGTTTCGTCTTGAGGATTAGCAGAATACGGACCTTTCGGATACCTAGTAGAGAATGTTTTTAAATAAGTATATTCCATTTTATGATTGATCCCAATTACTTTTATATAGTTGCATATGCCCAGATTCGGCTTCTGTATACCAAGCGCAGCCAATACTAGGCATATCTGTTTCTGATTTAAATTTTACACTAGACGGAAATAATTCTGCTATATCAATAAAATATTTCACACCAGTTTTTTGCAATAAGAAGTTCTCACAATGAGAACCCTGTTCTATCTCTAAAATCTTTATAGAAGTCGATTTTTTGGTTGTCATATAATTTTTTAACCTCATCCTTAGAAAGGACAAATCCTTTTCCGCTCTGTTTTTTATTAGCTGCGGCAATAATTATCCCATAAATAAATTGCTCTGTTTCTCTGGTTACAGATACAACTTTAAATTCTTCTAAGTATTCAATATAGTATAATGTCGTAAAAAACGACAAACTATCTTGGGATGGCAATTTTTCTGACATCTATAGCGGTCACGGGCCAAGTGGCTTGTTTTTTATCAGAATCTTTAATCCATCTCCAACCGCCAGAGAGGACACCTATTAATTTCCCGTCTTTGAATACACCAGAGCCAGAATCTCCGGGATAACAAATGCCGTCTAAAAATATTCTATTATCGTACTCTAACGACAATGGATATTCTATCTTTTCTTGGGGAATTTGGAAGTTGCTTCGTCTGATTAAGACAGAAATTTCTTCTCTTTTATTCGCATCTCCAACATAAAGTTCTGCGATTTTTATTCCTTTTGGAACTTTAACACGTATTACAGCAACATCGTTTTGAATGTCTTTAAGTAAAACAGCCTCAATTCTTTGAATAATTCTGTCTTTTTCATTAATACAGATAGTTATATCTCTATCAATAAAATCACTAATAACATGGGCCGCTGTAATAACATCAACTATGTCGAATTTCTCTAGTTCTTGATGTTTTCTGAATACTGTACCGTGTCCAGCAAACTGAAATAAAAACTGACCGTCTGCGACAAGAACGGAACTTCCGATTATAACTTGAGTGTCTTGTTGACCCAACAAATTAAAAGGAAACAATACTAACAATAGGCAAAAAAATAAGTGTTTCATAAAAGCACCCTCCGCCTATATAAAACACCTTATAATGTTTTTTTCCAATAACAGGAATGGCTATACGACCAGGGGGTTTCAGGTGTAAACATTCTAAAACCGCAATCTATTAGGTTATTTGCAGATGCGGGGTTTGATGTTGTGTCAGTTACTGCGTATTTATAGCCGAATTTTTTCGCTGTTTTTAACCTTATCCTTATTAACCTTTTATGCAACCCTTTTCCTCTAAACTGATCGAATACTCCGGCTCTACATAAATATATGGTTTTAGGAGCGTTTGAGGCTATCATACCGCAAAATCCCGCTATTTCTGTTTTATGTTTAGCTAACCACCAAAATCCTGTTTCTGGTTTAACTATTGGGCAATGAGGGAAAAGTATAGATTGTAATAGCTCTATATCTTCGAATTCATCGGAATATTGGATTTGTCTTATTCTTATCATATGGCATCATAAGTACTGACACCGTTACTGATTTTTAATAAAAAGAAAACCGCCCATTTTGCATTTATCCATTCTCGAAACATAATAACTGACGAAATTAGACACGGCGTATTCTAATAGGTCTTCGTGTCTTATGTTAACTTTGTTATTATTTTTGTCGGTTCCATTCCAATGACCTTTTTCTTCCGTATGAAGAGGTAAGAACTTAGAATATAGTTGTTCTCTAGTCAACATAGTCTGCTGTTTCAGTTAATATTCCATCTTTATTTATTTTCACTCTAATATTATATCCAAATACAATATTAAGAAGTTCAAATGGAATACTTTGTATTATGCTATAACATTCTTCTTGAAAATCTATAGCTTCTTGGGTTGGTTCTGTATCGTTATCTCCCCATCTTCTGTATTCGTCTCCATCTAGATACGTTGCGTTGCTTAAATAAGGCAAGCACGCATCGCCGTCGTTCCAAGATGGAATATAAATACAAAAAGTAAAATTAGTATAGATAGATGATTTTAATTTCTCTGATATGCTTGAGACTATAAAATCCTTAACTTCATTTTGTAAATTGTTAAAATTTTCTCTTATCGCTTGTGCTTCTGGGTGCATTTTAATTTCCTCTTTTTCAATTGTTTCAACCGAACTTCCATAGCTACCATTAAGCATAAAAAATATATCCACTTTTTTTAATGCTTTGATTAAACTGATATAATTTCCTGATCCGTTTATGGGCAACTTTTTAAATCTTTTTAAGTTATGCATACTAAAAATCATACATACCATCATCTGGATAATTAACATCGTGATCGTCGAGGAAAGTCGCATCATCATCTTCCCACTCTTCTCCATGATTATCAGATAAAGAATATTCCATTGGACCAGTGTATTCTTTCAAGCAATAGTATTCACAGGTTCGTAATTTCTGGCAATTACAATCAAGAGGAACAGACACCACATTCGCTGGGTTAATCTTAACAATAATAACCTTATCGCCAAAACTTGCAAATCCTCTCACGTATTCTAAAGTACCAGCATGCAGCCCTCTAGAACAACCAATGTTCCTATCATCATTAACAGAACCTCTTGGCTCGGCTACTGTGTTTCCTATGCTGTTATCATAAATACCTTTATATTTGTCATAAAAATTAGATCTAACAGCTTTATATGCTAGAAAATCCCCATCTTCGCAGATAGGTAAATTTTTGTGTTCTAGAAAATCGTATAGTTCTGTTCTAGAAGAATAACTAGGATTGCTAAATAGCTTCTTTAGAAAATTGACAAGAGGTGCTACAGGATAATCTTTTTTAATAAAATCACAAATTCTTTCTACAATAGTACCAGACAACTGCTCATTGTTATATCTAACAGTAGAACCGTTAACTAATTCAATATCTGTTGATTTGATATATTCTTTTACAGAATTAACCATATCACAAAGATTTATTAACTTATTTTTTTCTTCTTCTGTTAAGTTTTGGCGAAAAACTAGTTGTTCTATCTCAAATAAATTTGCGTTATCATTATCGATTGTAAAAGATTTTCCATCTAATACAAAAGTAAAATTGCCATCATTTGTTTTAATCCACGGTATCATAAATTTCTCCATTCAAAAGTTTAATACTTTCATCTATATGTCTAATATCTATTAAAGCGAACGCGCTCATGTATTTTTTGATAGATTCTAATATCTTATTATATTTTTCTATATAGTTTTCTTCTGGGAAGTAGTCTTTAAAATGCTCACAATGTTCTATTGATGAACAAAAATTACAAAAATTGATTAAGTTTTTATCTTTTAATTGATGGTTGTTTCCATAAGATTTAGTAAAATTAATAAAATTTGAAGCGTTTTTTAAACACGGAAAAGAGTTAGTCAATTTTTCATGAATAAAATAGTTATATACTTTATCTAAAACATCTTCTCTAGAGAGTAAAGACTTAATAAAAAAATCTTTTAGTGAAGTAAAATTTTTCTTACTTAATAAATGAGCATCGCCGGGTTCTATGATAACTACTTTAGTATCTGATTCAAAGAAATTAGCAAAATTTCCGACATTTATCTCATGACCTTTATAATCTGCTTTATACCTATAGGAATAGATACAATATACATATATGACTTGATCATTTTCAACGTCTATATCTTCTCTATTCTTCGTATAATCAAAAGTTTTTACGCCGTCTTTTGTTGTTGATTTGAAATCAAATACAGAAAACGGTCTAGTTTTAGGTTTAATTTTTCTTTGAAGAGTTTCTTCTTTTTTAATGTCTGGTAAATTACTTTCATCATAAAACGATATATCTTCATCTCTTGCTTGAAGCATCGCTAAAAGTCTTGTTTTATCTATTTTAGATTTATCAAAAACGTATACATAACTATGGTTTAAATTTCTACATCTGTTTATTGTTTTTTTTACATTAGTATCTATTATAGCAAAACCTATAGTTTTTTTATCAGAAACCTCTATAGTTTTTAGAGTCTCCCATTCATTTCCTCTTATTCTTCTACCAGGAGTAATTCTGGTGTGAATTAAATCACATGATATGCGCATATCCTCTTGGAGGAATAAAGAAGGATATTCAAAATTAAACTTATAGTAAAAAGATAATATTTTTTTACAATATAAGCTATTATCATTATGATAAATAATTTCTTTTATTTTGGCATTTATAGATTTTAAGGCGTCGTCTAGAATGTGGCCCACTTTAGCATGGGTAGTAGAGTCGTACTCTAAACCTTCTCTAGATGGTTGTATAGACAGATATCCCATAGGAACATCTATTATAATAGTTTTAGATCGATGTAGCCTACTTAATTGCGTATAATAATTGTGAAAAAATTCTCCTAAAATTGGGTAGCCGATGCCTCCCATTCTTATATAAAAACCATCAGAACCAGCAAGAACAGTTATATTATCAGCTTCTAATAAAACATTTGGATTTTCAAACTGTAAATTACAATCTACAGGCCTATGGAAAAATTTCCTAATTCTATCGAACTTATTGATAAATGGTCTAACATCTTGCGGTTTTACAGAAAGAGATACTTTAGTACCATTTGGTTCGTCAGTATAAGATTCTCCACCTAGTGATATAACCGGAAGGCTCTTCTCGTTATAGTGGCATATATAGTTTCTGCACACATTATCTATGTAAGTAGTTACGGTGAACATGTCTACATATGAGAACGGCGTTTTGCTTCCAATACCAAAAAACCCCGCTTCGTCATTTGTATCTCTTTTATCCGAGGCCATATAAGTAGAATAAACTTCTTCTATCTTTTCAGGAGACATAGAATCTCCGTAGTCTCTCACAGAGAAAACACTATCCATTATAGTAGGTAATGTCACATAGACAGGAGTCTTACTATTCGCTCTTATATTAGCATCTATAGCATTTGCTATAATTTCTTGCAAAATAGCTTTGATTGGGTCGCTATATTGTCTAGCTAATAATCTGAATGCGTGGGCGTTCACCGCCATTTTGCATTCTATTTGTTTCTTGATACCAGCGGTCTGAATATTTAACGGTTGTTCTATTACTTTCATTAATCACTCGAATCTACTGTATAATAATAATTACAAATTGGGCAATGATAACTATTCAAACATCTACCAATATTCTTTCTATGTATTGGATGTTCCAACTTTCTACATGATAAATATATAGATGGATATTCTTCACCCCACCCATTCATATAACCTAAGTCAACCACTGAGGCTTTCTGTCCGGTTTCCGAATGAAATTGTTTTTCGGCCATTCTTTTCTCCTTAAACATTCACGGTACGCTTCGAATGTAGTAATCTCTGTATTATTTTTAATATCATCTGGCATAGCTCTTGCAAAATCTTTAGCTTCAAAAGAATTTCCTAATGGGAATAATTTTAAACAATAATTTAAAGAATACTCGCAGGCATGTTCTTTTCCATACCTCATAGTATATTCTTTGCATAGATTTATACCATGAGCTAATAACCAACTCCAATTGTTAATATTGGAAGCCGCCCACACAGTACATGGATGATTCCTAAAAGCACCTTTAGCAGTATTATAAAAACCTCCAGATTTTTTAGGAATATCCCCTAAATTTAAATACCACTTACTGGCTATTATAGATAGCATCTGAGTTGTCTCAAGCGGCATTTTAACAATGTGTTTGTCGGGCAGTACTAACGCACTTTTAATTGGACACAGATCCGTTACGAATATATTCATCTATTTTAGATTTCAGAATCTCTAAAGAAATTTGCTTATAAGAATTATCTAAACCAGGAACTTGAATAGCGACTCCTCCATGCTCTCTGAACAAGCGACATTTTTCCGCATTGTCATCTTAGAGAAGTTCTTCTTCAGCCATAATTTCTTGCCAGAGAATGAGGTTTCATGCCTGGATGGGCTAGTGCAAATATACCATTCTTTATCTTTCAAGAACTCCATAAGATAATCGTAATAAACAGTCGTTTCTAGACCCGCCCAGAATTTTTCTCCAACTAAATCTATCCAATACCAGAATTCTTTAGGTGTCGGAGCGAAATTCAAGTGCATATCTATATCAAGATTTAAATCTTCTAATCTCTTATTATAGACTTTACACACTCCGTCCAAAAAATTGGTTAACACCCCGTCCATATCTACTAAATACATTTTATTCTCTCTCTAAAAAATTTAGATTCTCTACTTCTGCTAGCTCTTTAAATTTAGTATTAACATAATCAGCAAAATTTAGATTAGGATTGTTACTTCTATCATGAATACTCTGCATCGTTTGTATTAATTCTAAATGATGATTAGATAATCCGAGACTTGTCCAATGCATCATTTCTAATTTTTGTGAGTATTCTTCATCCGGAATAAGACAACCAGCGGCACACATTAATCCATTATGTCTATATCTGCAAAAGCCATACTCATCAACACTTGCTCTACCTTGATTTATTAAATGATTATAGACTTTATCAAAAACTTCTTGCGCCGACATATTAGCCAGCATTTCATTTATTACTTTATTCATTTTTATATTGCGGACCTATGCCCATTTCTCACATCCCCCCACTCTTTATATTCCCCTCTTCCTTCTAATTGCTCTTGGACTTCTTTAAAACTAAGAGGTTTTCTCCATTTGCAC